TCAATCTGTATGGAAGTGACGATTAATGAGTTTTTATGAAAATGCAGATACACCTGCTAGGCTAGACGAAGCCAAACTATCGGTTAATGAATTTGCTGGCATGGACCTTTTTTCAAAGTCCTGGGATGAAGTTAAAAACTATTCTGGAATGACAACAAACTTTAAACGTAAAAGTACAAGAATGTCTAAGTCATTAGGCGATGATGCATATCTAGAATCTGCTGGTGCAATTCAGATGGGTATCAATGGTGCAAGGTCTAATGCCATTAACCCAGGTGTAGTATTCCGTAATGCATACGCACTATTTGATGTTATTACTCCCCCATATAATCCATATGAACTTGCTAGTTACTACGACACATCATTTGCTAACCACGCCGCTATTGATGCTAAAGTTGAGAATACAGTTGGTCTTGGTTATGATTTTGTAGTATCTGATAAAACAAGTCTAAAACTTGATGCTGCATCACCAGAACAAATTGACCGTGCTCGTAAGCGTATCGAAAAACTAAAGGTACAACTTCGTGATTGGATTGAAAGTTTAAATCAAGATGAATCATTCTCATCTGTAATGGAAAAAGTTTATACAGATGTTCACGCAATGGGTAATGGCTACATTGAAATTGGTAGAACTGTAAATGGTGAGATTGGATATATCGGTCACATCCCTGCGGCAACCATGCGTGTACGCAGACTCCGTGATGGATATGTTCAATTGATTGCAAACAAAGTTGTCTATTTCCGTAATTTCGGGGCAAAGAATGTAAACTATATTACCGATGACCCTAGACCAAATGAGATTATTCATATTAAGGAATATTCCCCACTAAATACTTTTTATGGTGTTCCAGATGTAATGGCTGCCATGGCATCTATTCTTGGAGACCAACTTGCATCACAATACAACATTGATTACTTCAATAACAAGGCTGTTCCTCGCTATATCGTTACCCTAAAGGGTGCACAGTTGACACAGGATGCAGAAGACAAACTATTCCGTTTCTTGCAAACAGGTCTTAAGGGCCAGTCGCACAGAACTCTATACATTCCACTACCAGGAGATTCTGACACAAATAAGGTCGAATTCAAAATGGAACCTATTGAGAACGAACCACAAGAAGGTTCATTTGCACAATATCGTAAACAGGTTCGTGACGATATTCTAATTGCTCACCAAGTTCCTTTGTCAAAACTTGGCGGTAGCGACTCTGCACAACTAGCAGCATCTCTATCACAAGACCGTACATTTAAAGAACAAGTGGCAAGACCTGCACAGCGTAATCTTGAAAAGATTCTTAATAAAATCATTCGTGAAAAAACAGATATTCTCGAACTTAAGTTTAACGAACTTACACTTACTGATGAACTTGCTCAATCACAGATTCTCACAAACTATGTTAAGAACCAAATTATGGCTCCCAATGAGGCTCGTGAAATTCTTAATTTGTCAGAACGCTCAGACGGTGATGAAATGATTCAACCAACTGCTAGACAAGCAGCGGATGCTAATGCAAATAATCAACAGAACCGTTCTCGTGATGCTCAACGTCAACAAGCACAAGCAGATAACACTGCTACAACTGCTGGAAGAAATCCAAAGGGCGAAGGGAGACGCTCCGCTTAAAAAAGTGTTATAATAATGTTTACATAACACTTGATTAAAAAGGGGCTATAATTAATAGTATGAGTATTCAGAAGGCACACTTCGATATTGACGGAAATAATGTCCGTATCTCGATGCCCCTCACTAAAGTAGATGCAGAACGTAGAATCGTATCTGGATTTGCTACACTTGATAACATTGACAAGCAAAATGATATTGTTACACCAGAAGCATCACTGAATGCATTCTCTAAATTCCGTGGCAACATTCGTGAAATGCACCAACCAAAAGCAGTAGGTAAAATGGTGGCATTCAAAGAAGATAAATACTTTGACCCAGAGACAAAGAAGTTCTATCAGGGCATTTATGTATCAGCATATATTTCTAAAGGTGCACAAGATGCATGGGAAAAAGTAATCGATGGAACCTATACAGGTTTTTCTATCGGTGGTAAAATGAACAAATGGGACGATGCATATGACGAAAAAATGGATGCTTCTATCCGTGTTATTAAAGATTACGACTTGGTTGAACTTTCATTGGTTGACAGTCCAGCAAATCAGTTTGCCAATATTCTTTCTGTCGAGAAGGTAGATGGTCTTGATACCATCACTGGCGAGGGTACAGAGACAGTTCTAGAAAATGTATTCTGGGACAAAGAATCTGGATTAGTAGTAATCTCAGAAGAAGAAACTGCAGTAAGTCCAACAACTGGAAGCAATATGCAGAACATTGGTTTTGTCGAGAAGTCAGATGATGACAAACTCGACATGGTTAAATTCTTAGTTGATAGTGCTAAAGGCATTAATACTTCTAAGACTATTAAAAAGGAGAATGATAACATGTCAGATGAAATCGTAAAAGATGAAATCGTAAATGTCGCTCCAGAGGCAGAAGTTGTAGTTGACGCTCCTGCTACAGAAGAAGTTGTTGAAGAGGCTCCAGTAGCCGAGCCAGCACATGTAGAAGAAGTTGTAGAAGATGTCCCAGGTTCAGAGGAAGTAATTGCTAAGGCAGTTGCAGAACTTGGTTCAACAGTCACAACAGCCTTTAGCGACATTTCAGCAATCGTTAAGTCACTAGCAGATGCAAATGCATCACTATTGACTGAAATTGCTGAACTAAAGAAGTCAGTTGGATTTGTAACCGCACAGGTTGCAGATGCAGAAACCGGCTTTAACAATCTTGGAAAGCGTATCGATGCTGTAGAGGCAGATACCGCTTTCCGTAAGTCTGGCGACATCTTTGATGTCGTTCAGGAACCAGTACTGGTGGAAAAATCAGTATGGGGCGGAAGTTTCCTCACAACATCCGATTTACTAAAATAAATTCACTAGGAGGTGAAAAATAAAATGTCAGAAGAAATTATCAAAAATATGCCTTCAGGTGCTAGTCCAGTCTCGAACTTCCCTAACGCTGAAGGTGCTTTCGGAGCAACAGGCCAACCTACTAATGGTACTGGTGCGTTCTCTGAACACGGTACATACCTAAGTAACAGCCCAACCGCTAACTTTGGTGTTACCACAGGACCAAATGGTGTAAACCCATCGGCCTCTGCAAATCCAACTTATCCAGGTACTGGTATCCTACGCCCTGAACAGGCAAAACGATTTATCGATTATGTTTGGGACGCAACCACACTTGCACAGGATGGCCGCAGAGTCACAATGAGAGCAAACACAATGGAACTTGAGAAGATTAACGTGGGAGACCGTGTTATTCGTGCTGCAACCCAGGGTGTTTCAACTTATACCAACACTGGTGCTACCTTCTCTAAGGTAGAACTAACAACCAAGAAGATTCGTCTAGACTGGGAAGTTTCTGCAGAGTCACTCGAAGATAACATCGAGGGTGCTGCTCTAGAGGACCACCTAGTTCGTCTAATGACTAATGCTTTCGGTAATGACATCGAGGACCTTGCTATTAACGGTGATGGTTCAACAGGCTCATTCCTAAGCATTATGAACGGATTCATTAACATTGAGAAAACCAATGCTAATATCGGTTCAGGTTCAAACCTTGGAAGTGCTCACGAAGTTATCAACTCAACTCTAGTTGGGTCTAACGTAGCGTTCACAGACTGGACAACCGATAGACTACAATCACTTATCTTGGCTATGCCTCGTAGATACCGTGCTATTACTAACGGTCTAAAGTTCTATGCTGGTACAGACACATTTGCTAACATCGTTAAGAACAATGCTACTGTCTACTCGACCATCGGTTCTACCGAGGGTACTCGTGGAGAGTTCATTGGTGGTGCAAACCAGACTTTCGGTGGTGCACGTCAGACTCGTGTTCTCGGTGTTCCTGTTCTTGAAGTTCCTTACTACCCTGCAGGATTCGTTGACCTAACGTTCCCACAGAACCGTATTTGGGGCTTCCAGAGAGACATCACTGTCAACCGTTTCTATGTTCCGAAGAAGGACACAGTAGAATATACTGTATTCGTTCGTTTCGGTATTGCCTGGGAAGAACTGGATGCAGTTGCATTCGCAGACACTACTACAGACTAATCTGTAATTATGTCACCCTTTGATTGGGGGTAGGGATTAATTTCTCTACCCCCTTTCAATATTTATCTGGTATAATTAAAATAAATCTAAGGAGGATTTATCATGGCTGAAAACAAAGAAACCGAAACAATACCTGTCACCGATGAAGTAACTGTTGAAGCAGTTGTTGAACCAGTAACAGAAGTAGTTGAAGAAAAGGTTATCGTAATACCAGAACCAACAAAAAGCGTTCCTACATTGGGATTCGATACAGATGGCGTAATGGGTTCAACAACAACAAAGGCTAATAAGCCAAAAGTAGAAAAAGCACCTACAGTAGATGAAGTTGCACCATCAAAGGTAGCAATTTTTTCTCAAAGAAATCTGTACGCAGATGGACCTGGAAAGATTAATGTTGGCTACAACATTGTTCCAAAAAAGTATGTAGATTTCTGGCTTGCACAACGTGGCGTTCGTCTAGCAACACCAGACGAAGTAGCGGAGGCATTTGCCTAAATGGAAGTATTGAGAGTTCCACCATATCCAATTGCAACTAAATGGGATGTTCCAACTGCTAATGCAACATACATCTTCGAGGTTGAAGATATGGTGGACCACTCAATTGAACAAACTACACTAACATCAGATTTAGGTTCTCAAGTAACATACACAATCCCTAGAGCAAAAGCACAATTTGACCGTGACTTTGCTGTAAAAATTTATGAAACAGACCTTTATGGTGAAATTGTTGTAGAAGATAATTTAACAATTTATAGACCATACACAAACCCAAATACTCTTGCAACTACAATAGCAGATATTGAAGAATATAAAAAATATGAAATTATTGCTCGTTCTATCATAGATACTTTTCTAATGGAAGGTTCTGGAACTGGTGGAGCCTTTTATAACCATAAATTAGTTCTTCAACGTACAGGCGAGGGTAATGATTATTTTCCTGTATGGCATCCAGTAAACCGTGTTCTTAAGGTATATGAGAATAACGTTCTTGTTTATGACGCAGAGAATACTCCTATTGGTATTTCTATTCAAAATGTTTCTATTGCTAATAGCCTTGTTACTTTGACCACTACTATTACTCATGGTTTGCAAACTGGTCAGTATGTAACTATTTCTGGAGTTACCCCAACAAAATTTAATGGAACTTTTTATGTAAAAGATACTCCAACATCAACAACCTTTAGCATCGATAATACAACTATCGCTGCTGCTAATAATGAATCAATTACCACTCGTGGTGGTGTTCAATCACAATGGGAATATAGTTATAAGCCATCCCTAGATAACTCAGCAATTATGCGTATGGAATTTGGAGAATATAATCGTATGGAGCAAACTCCTCCTTATCTTCCACCCGGTATTGGAGATATTGGTTTTTATGGATATTATCCAATTGCTTTCCCTAAAGGCTATGACTATATCATTATCGTAGATGCTGGATTTAAAGCAGTTCCACCAGATGTAGAAATTGCAGCCAAGATACTTATTGAAGAAATTAAATGTGGAAACAACGATTACTACAACCGTTTTGTTTCTGAATACAGCACAGACCAGTTTGATATTAAGTTTGCTCCACAATTCTTGGAGGGCACTGGAAACATGATTGTTGATAAAATCCTTAGTAACTACAAAGGAACACTCATTAAGCCAGGATTACTATAATGGCTTATTGTGAAAAACCAGATTTATTTTATCCTAATTTAGCAGATGTCTATTATCCAATGGTTGAGACAGGTGCTTATGGTAATACTAAAAAAACTTGGGTACTAGACAGAACAATTGCCATTGCAGTTAATCCAGCAGGTAGAAAATACAAACAAGATATTCAAACAAATAACGCCAAACTTGATTTGGAAAACTCTATTCTTGCTAGAACTAAGAACGACCTAACACAGTCAACCACAGATAACCTATATTCTATGACTAATATTATTATTACAAATATTAGAGATAGAGATGGAAATATAATTTATAATGAATCCTCTGGTCCAAGAAG